CCCGTGACGCTGTTCGTACTGAATTATCTAAAACTAGACGGGAATCAACGGAATACAATCCGTGTGTGCCGATGGTATTACCTAACTGGGCAGAAATGAGGGCTGTTATATGACTAAAATTTACGTTAGCCATCCATTCGGAGGGTTGGCTAAAAACAAAAAGAATGCTGACTCCGTATTAAAGTGGCTGCAGGACGATATGGGCGTATTTCCAATAAAAGAACCTTTTGGTAGTGATACACATAACATATTCCTATCACCCATACATATATTGGGGCATCTGTACAATAAGGTCGATTATGATACTGGCATAAGCTGGTGCATTGACCTTCTAAGTGGTTGTGACGCAATCATAATGTGCAACGGCTGGGAGAACTCAACCGGGTGCAATTTAGAGCTAGCTTATGCTAAGGCTCATAACATAAGAGTCATCCACATCAATGAGTTAAAAGCAGCCAAATTAACTAAATTAGCTGTTGATGCAGGCATGAATAAAGCTATAGCCGCTCTTGCTGGAGTCGCAACGCTGCAAGCGCTAAATAAGAAAGCAAAGGAGGACCTACAACGTGAACGTGCTAAATCAGTTAATTGAGTCCCGATTTGCAATTTATAATGGCGACTCAGTAGAAGTGCTGAAAGGGCTACCTGATGATAGCGTTCATTACTCTATATTTAGCCCTCCATTTAGTAGCTTGTATGTTTACTCTAATTCTGATAGGGATATGGGCAACTCATCTACTGATAGCGAGTTTTGGCAGCACTTCAAGTATTTAATTACTGAATTACATCGTGTAATAATGCCTGGGCGATTAGTATCAGTTCATTGTATGGATTTACCACTCACGAAATCCAGGGACGGTGTTATCGGAATGAAAGACTTCCCTGGTGACATTATTCGAGCCTTTCAGGATGCTGGATTCGTGATGCATTCTCGTGTCACGATTTGGAAAGACCCTCTCATTGAGGCTACTCGGACAAAGGCGCTAGGGCTTTTACACAAGCAAATTGTAAAAGATTCTGCCATGTGTAGAATGGGGGCGCCTGATTACATCGTGACGTTGCGTAAACCTGGTGACAATCCAGAGCCTATTGCACATCCGGAAGGGTTTACCCAGTTTTTCGGTCAAGCGGAACCTGAGGGCATCAAAGGAATTGAACGACCTGCGCCAGATCCAGAATTGTTCGATAAAAAGCAAAAATACAATACGGAGCCTATGTATAGCCATCAGGTATGGCGCCGATATGCTAATCCTGTATGGGCCGATATCCGTCAAACACATACTCTGAATTATAAAGCAGCTCGAGACAATAAGGACGAACGTCATATATGCCCGTTACAACTAGATACCGTGGCTCGATGCATCGAATTGTGGAGTAATCCAAATGATATCGTACTTGATCCATTTGCCGGTATCGGGACGGTTCCAGTTATGGCACTTCGTATGGGTCGTAGGGCATTAGGCTTTGAATTAAAAGAATCATATTACAACCAATCAATTATTAATATTCAGGAGGATTTAAACAATGATTAAAGTTGAAGTTCAAGGAGTTAATGTACTAGATGTATATAATCAGCTAAAAGCTGTGTTAAATCAATTCAAAAGTTTTGTAGATAGCGATAGAGCAATGGATGATAAAGCCCCAGGCATGGTAGATACAGTGGTATCTACAGTAGCGGCACCGTCCATGTGCGTATCTAATCTAGCTCCGCAAGATGCAAATCAAGGTGTACCTACTACAACAGTAGCTGTGCAACCAAACACCATATCCATGACGGCACCTAACGCAGCTGTACAAGTTACTCCTACTCAAGTAGCTATTACGGCACCAACTGTCAACATGGCAACTGATACCCCAGTACAAACAGTTACCGCACCTGTGCAAACACCTGTTACTGCTCCGGTATCCCAAGAAGTTAAGAAGTATACATTGCCTGAAATTCAAGCGGCGCTTGCGCCATTACTTGACGCAGGGAAAGCTGTAGAACTGCAACAATTAATGGCACAATTCGGTGTTCAATACTTGGGTGAAGTACCTGAGGACAGATACCCTGAATTAGTAAATGCAATTAGAGGATTGGGGGCAAGAATCTAATGGCACCTCGATCACATGCATTATTAAACGCATCGGGGTCGCACCGGTGGCTGCATTGTACAGCCGCCCCTCTTCTAGAGGAAAACTTTCCCGATAGCACATCTGTATATGCAAAGGAAGGAACCCTGGCACACGAACTGTGTGAGTTAAAACTACAGAAGTATACAACGGCCATGGCTAAATCCACATACACTCGCAAGTTCAACAAAATCAAAAAGGATGAGTTGTGGCAACCAGAAATGGACGATACCTCGGAAACATACCTCGAATATATCAAAGGCGTTATGTTAGCTTGCACAGCAACTCCAGTAGTAGCCATTGAAAAACGCGTTGATTTTAGTCGCTATGTGCCCGATGGATTCGGCACGGCTGACTGTATTATTCTATCCGGCGACACCTTGCACATCGTTGATTATAAGCACGGAAAAGGGGTAGTCGTTGATGCGGAACACAATCCGCAAATGATGTTATATGCTCTTGGTGCGATTGATGCGTATAGATTACTCTATATGTTCAATACGGTCAAAATGACTATCGTGCAGCCCCGTGTTAATAATATCAGCGAATGGGAAATCCCTACAGCAGAATTACTGGATTGGGGTAATACATTTGTCAAACCTCGTGCAGACGAGGCTATATCTGGTAACGGTAAATTTGAACCCGGTGACTGGTGCAGATTCTGCAGGGCAAAACAACAGTGCAAAGCCCGATATGATGCAAACGACTCATTGCACAGTGCGCTAGTCGCTAATCATGATCCTCGGCTTATCTCGATGACAGAACTCGGCGAATATCTTCGTCGAGGTAAAGACGTCGCTGCTTGGCTCGAAGACATGAAAGACTACGCACTCACTGAATCCCTTAACGGAGTGACAATCCCTGGCTGGAAAGCTGTAGAGGGTCGTGGTAGTCGGGCATTTCAAGACACCGATGCTGCTATAGATACTTTAATCAAAGCTGGCATCGATGAAAGCATTCTATATGAACGCAAGACATTAACATTGGCACAGATGGAAAAGACCATCGGTAAAACCCAATTTAATGATATGGTAGGCGATATGATTGTTAAAAAAGCAGGCAAGCCTACCCTAGTTGAGGAATCCGATAAGCGCCCTCGGATTACCAATCAACCTACTGCGGCGCAAATATTTAATGTATCTAATGATAATAATGGAGGTAATTAATTATGTCATTCGTTCCACAACCAACTGAAGTATTATTGCAAAATGTTCGCGTATCCTACTGCCATCTATTAGAACCTTGGGCAAATTCCACACAGCCTGGTGCTAAACCTAGATATTCAGCTACTATTCTATTACCTAAAACTGATGTATCTCAACATCAAGCACTTATGAATGCTATCGAAGCTGCTATCCAATCAGCCCGTACTAAATTCGGCGCACGTGTTCCGGCACAGCCAAAAGTACCAATTCATGATGGCGATGGATACACACAATCTGGTAAGGAGTTTGGTCCTGAATGTAAAGGTCATTGGGTGTTCACAGCAGCGCAAGATGCTAGCTATAAAGTTGAAGTAGTAGATCTTCAAGGTAACCCTCTTACAAATCCTACGCAAGTATATTCCGGCATGTATGTCAATGTACTCGTTCGATTCTTCTTCTATTCTAATCAATCCACTGGCATCGGATGTGGTTTGGGCCCTGTTCAAAAAGTACGCGATGGTGAAGCGTTGGGCAGCATGCCTGTTGCAGCATCCTCTGTATTTGGTGCACCTCAAGGTAGTGCGGCTAATGTTTATACCGGTGCTCCAGTAGCAGCAGGTCAATCTGTGCAACAACAAGCAGCTCAACAGGGTTATGTGCAACCGGTATATGCTACGACACCTCAGCAATCTGTACAACAGGCTCCTGTAGGGATTAACCCCGTAACTGGTCAACCTTACTAATAGGTGCCTGATATGAGGCATCTAAGTATTGATATAGAAACATATTCATCTACTGATATCTCATTCGGAGTGTACAAATATACTGAATCGCCTGATTTCGCCATATTACTATTTGCGTATTCCTACGACTTTGGTTCTGTTGAAGTTGTAGATTTAGCGCAGGGAGGAGTAATTCCTGACAGTGTAATTCGTGATTTATTAAACCCAGATGTAATCAAGCACGCTTACAATGCACAATTTGAAATTACGTGTCTAAATCGTGCAGGGTTACTCACATCTGTTGATCAGTGGCAGTGCACGATGATTCACGGTGCCTACCTAGGATATCCTATGGGCCTAGCCTTACTCGGCAAGGCCCTGGGGTTACCTCAGGATAAGAAAAAGGACACATCGGGTAAAGCACTTATCAAGTACTTTTGTACACCATGTAAGCCTACCAAACGAAATGGGGGACGTACCCGTAATCTACCTAGACACGATATGGATAAATGGAATGCTTTTGTCGAGTACAACCGCCAGGACGTTATCACTGAGATGGAATGTTATCACAGATTAGCCGCATTCCCCGTACCTGATGATACGTGGAAAGATTGGTATCTTGATATCCAAATCAATAGTAGAGGTGTGCGCATCGACCATGAATTGGTTGAGGGCGCATTATACATCGATGAAGAAAATCGCGAGATGCTGATGAATGAGGCTTATCAAATTACAGGACTCAGCAATCCTAACAGTCGCAATCAATTACTTGATTGGCTAAACAATAATACTAATGTTAGTCTTGAAAAGTTAACTAAGGACACTGTGGCGGATGCTCTGTTGGATGCTGATGACGTTGCCGCAAAAGTGCTTACGATTCGTAAAAAACTAGCTAAGTCATCGGTATCTAAATATAAGATGACTGATAGTGCTATGGGCGCTGATCTTCGTCTCAGAGGAACGTTACAATTCTATGGTGCAAACCGGACCGGACGCTGGGCGGGTCGTCTTATCCAGGTGCAGAACCTGCCAAGAAATTACATCGAGAACCTCGACACGGCTCGGCATCTCGTTAAAACCAAAAACCGTCAAGGGCTAGAACTTCTGTATGGCGATGTATCGGATACGCTATCTCAATTAATTCGCACCTCAATTATTGCTGAAGAAGGCAATACATTATGTGTGGCCGACTTCTCAGCCATTGAGGCTCGTGTTATCGCATGGTTATCGGGAGAACATTGGCGGCAACGTGTATTCGCTGAGGGCGGAGATATATACTGTGCTTCCGCGTCATCTATGTTTGGCGTCCCTGTTGTTAAACATGGCGAAAATGGACACCTTAGACAAAAGGGCAAAGTCGCTGAATTGGCACTCGGCTATCAAGGCGGAGTAAATGCGTTAAAAGCTATGGGGGCACTTGATATGGGACTCCATGAGGAGGAATTACCTGAAATCGTAAATTTGTGGCGTAATGCGTCGCCTAGAATACGAGATTTGTGGTATGCCGTTGAGAATGCAGCTGTGTATACCGTTACTACCGGAAATCCTATAGGCCTTGACCACGGCATTATGTTCCGTTTGGAAATTGATCCGTTATATGGTTACCGTTATATGACGATTGAGTTACCGAGTGGGCGTAAACTGTTTTATCCTAGCCCAAGCATTAAGCAGAATGCATTCGGTAAGGATGCCGTACATTTTAAGACTAAAGTAAACGCTGCATGGGTTACTGAAAGCACCTATGGAGGCAAATTAGTCGAAAACATCACACAAGCAGTAGCCCGAGATTGCTTAGCATTGACACTGCGCCGATTGGAGGATGTAGGATATCAAATTATCATGCACATCCATGATGAGGCTGTACTTGAAATCAACAAGGATAACGCAGAATCAATACTGGATGATGTTAATGCTATATTCTCAATCACCATACCTTGGGCAGACGGGCTGCTATTATCATCCGCAGGATTTACTAACGACTATTATATGAAAGATTAGGAGGGGATACACTTGCAAAACGATAAACTGATTACCATCAGTATCGGTGCGAGTCGCACATCAAAGCAATGGACCCGTACGGAGATGTTGTGGTCCGAGTTTTGTGAACGCCTCAAAATCCCCGTTCGTACAACAGAAACCGTGGACGAATACCACAGATTGCCAAAATCTGAGAAAAGCAAGCTAAAGGACATAGGCGGCTTTGTTGGTGGTACGTTAAACGGTCTACAGCGTAAAGCTATTAACGTGTCTGGGCGTGATCTGATTACTCTTGATATGGATGCCATATCACCTGGGGAAACTGAGAACGTCGCTCGCACGATTGACAGCCTAGGCATGGCTTATGTCATCTACTCAACCCGTTCTCATACGGTGCATCGTCCGCGGTTACGTGTTATCGTCCCTACTGATAGAACGATGACACCTGATGAGTATGAGCCTATCGCTCGTAAGCTGGCAGAGCTCATCGGCATTGGTATGATGGATGGAACTACGTTCGAGGCCTCTCGGCTTATGTATTGGCCATCATGTCCGAATGATGCACAGTACGTATATTACGTAGGCGATAAGGCATTCTTATCTGCTGACGGTATGCTCAGCCAATATACTGATTGGCGAGATGTGCGTTCTTGGCCACAAGTACCAGGTAAGGAAGCATCGCAGCATGAAAAGCAGCTACTTGCAAAGCAAGCTGATCCGAGAGAAAAGCCAGGTATTGTAGGTGCCTTTTGCAGAATATACGGAATCCGTGAGGCGATTGATAAATTCATACCTCATGCATATGTCGATGTTGACGGCAGCGAGGACCGCTTAACGTTTGTTACTGGCTCAACGGTAGCCGGGGCGGTTATATATGATGACGATACATTCCTGTTCAGCCACCATAATACTGACCCGTGTAGTGGTCAATTAGTTAATGCCTTTGACCTTATCCGGCTGCATAAGTTCCACAGCTTAGACGAGACTGCTAAGGATGGGACCCCTGGGCACAAACTTCCATCTTATATGGCTATGTCTAAACTAGCTATGCAAGATACGGTAGTCGTTAATGAACTCAACATGGCCCGCGCCCGAGAATCGGCATCAAATGTATTTGCTGATATTATCACGGATGTATCGGCTCATGCTGAGACATCTGACCTCGACCCTAATGCGTTAACGAACGTCGACTGGATGAAAAGTTCGACTTTAAAGTACGACGAGAATGGTCGACCTAAGAACACACTAGATAACATGCTTAAAATCATGCATCATGATCCGGCGCTTGTCGGTAGACTTGCCTATGATAGATTTGGTTCGAGATACGTGGCAAAAGGAGCCCTACCATGGAACCCAACACCAGGACTTCGCATATGGACAGATGCAGATGATGCGGGCTTACGGTGGTACCTAGAAAATAAATATGATATCACCGGCAAGGATAAAATCATGGACGCCCTCATCATGTGTGCTGAGCAAAATGGATTTAACGAAGTACTAGATTACCTTAACGGGTTATCCTGGGACGGTATCGCCCGATTAGATACCATATTCATCGACTACTTAGGGGCTGAAGATAACGTGTATACCCGTGCAGCCGCTAGAAAGTCGTTTACGGCGGCAGTGGCGCGAGCGTTTGAGCCTGGATGCAAGTATGATACGATGCCAATTCTTATTGGAGGTCAGGGTATTGGTAAAAGTACTCTTATCCGCACGATGGGCAAGAAGTGGTATGCTGATGGCTTAAATACCTTTGAAGGTAAGGAAGCTGCGGAAGGCATTCAAGGTAAATGGATTATAGAAGCTGGTGAAATGGCGGGGTATTCAAGGGCTGAAGAAAATGCGTCCAAGCAATTCCTAAGCCGTCAAGTAGATGTATTTCGTCAAGCCTATGGCCGACGTACGCAAGAATATCCACGGCAGTGTGTATTCTTTGGTAGTACAAATCAATATGAATTTCTAAAAGATATTACAGGCAATCGCCGATTTTGGCCTATTGATCTTGAGATGACGACTCCACGAAAGAACATATTTGTTAATCTTCCAGGAGAAGTTGACCAGTTATGGGCGGAGGCCTTGTATCGGTATAAAAGCGGGGAAAGCCTCATTATCGAGGATGACCCGAACGTACTAAAACTGGCTGATGCGGCTAGAGAGGCGCACATGGAATCAAATACCAAAGCAGGACTGATTAATGAGTTTTTATTAATCAAAGTGCCTTTAAATTGGAATGTGATGAGTCGGAGCGCCAGGAGGACGTATCTTAGCATGAATGCTAAACCTGCCGAGGGTCAAGAGTTAGTATATCGTGACCGTATTTGTGCGGCAGAGGTATGGTGGGAATGTTTTGGTAACGACCCAAGTCGCATGAAGAAGATCGAGACCAGGGAAATTAATCAAATACTGGCGGACTCCCCGTACACAATGGGGGGAAGTCAGTTAATGAGATTTGGTGAATATGGACATCAAAGAGGGTTCAGAATCAACGAGTCAAAACTGAAATTATAATGTTAACATTCTCAATTAAGCGTTAACATTCTCAGTATTTTTGTTAACATTAGAATGTTAACGAATTCGGAGAATGTTAACGTACTATGTTAACGCATAAAGTCAGTATTTATCTATATTCATATAGGTTGGTTAACAATGTTAACATTATATACTGGTAAATATCAAAACAAAGAGTTTTAAGAAAAAATATGCCCTTTACAGCCTTAATTTGAACCCTCATATACGCGTATGTAAACATGTTAACGTTTAAAAATTTCAGAGGTGAGAAATGTTAGAAAAGGATATCGAGAGAAAATTAGTTGCAGGCGTCAAACGTTCGGGAGGTAAAGCGTATAAGTTTGTATCCCCTGGTAATGTCGGTGTGCCTGATCGAATCGTCATATGGCCAAATGGTGTTATCCATTTCGTAGAATTGAAGACATCCAAAGGTGTACTTTCGCGATTGCAGGGTGTCCAAGCCCGTGAACTTCAAAAGCTAAATCAAAAAGTATTTGTGTTAAAAGGTGCAGATGCGGTGGCTGGTTATTTGGAACAATTTACGGAAGAATTCGGGGTGAAAGCGTAATGCAATTTATTCCGCATGCGTATCAGCGATATTGTATCGACAAGACCGTTAATCAAAATAAGATAGGGTTATTCCTAGATATGGGTTTAGGGAAAACGATTATCACGTTATCTGCCATATACGAATTGAAGTACTCCAGATTTGCCATCCGTAAAGTGCTAATCATAGCGCCTAAGAAAGTAGCGGAGGCTACATGGCAACGAGAAGCACGAAAATGGGACGGTGTAGGTATATTAAGGATATCTACTGTATTAGGCAGCCTGAAAAAGCGTATTAAGGCTTTAAACACACCTGCCGACATCTACATCATTAATCGCGAGAATGTAACGTGGTTAGTTGATTACTACAAGAATGCATGGCCGTTTGACATGGTAGTTGTGGATGAATCTAGTTCTTTTAAGAGTCACACAGCTAAGCGCTTTAAATCATTAGCCTATATGCATAACCACATCAAGCGCATGGTGTTGTTAACGGGTACGCCAGCCCCTAATGGGTTAATCGACTTATGGGCACAAGTGTATTTATTAGACCGCGGCGAGTCGTTAGGTAAAACGTACACAGGATTTAGGGATTACTATTTCGAGCCCGATCAGAGGTCACGCGAAATGGTGTACTCCTATAAACCTAAATCCGATTCAAATGACAGTATCATGGCGGCAATATCTGGGTTATGCATATCCATGAAAGCTGATGACTATTTGGAGTTACCTCCGGTAATCAGCGATATTAAATATGTGCAGTTAGATGCGAAAGCCAAAAAAGCCTATGAAGATATGGAACGCACGTCTGTATTAGAGTTGATTGAAGCTGGCGAAGATATCACAGCTTTGAGTGCGGCGGCATTATCTACAAAGCTACAACAATTAGCTAACGGTGCCGTATATGATGGCGATAGGAACGTTCACGAGATACATAACTGCAAAATTGAGGCATTTATGGAACTTGTAGAACAGTTAAACGGCAAGCCGGCATTAGTGTTTTACAATTTCAAACATGACTGCGAACGACTAAAAGCAGCCTTAGCTAAGACCAAATTACGAGTTTGTGAGTTAAAGGGTGCCGATGATGAGATAGCGTGGAATGCTGGAGAGATTGATATTCTATTAGCACATCCGGCTAGTACGGCATACGGGCTTAACTTACAGGACGGCGGTAACCATGTAATATGGTTCGGGTTAAACTGGAGTCTTGAGTTATATCAACAAGCTAATAAGCGGTTACATCGCCAAGGTCAAATGGAGAAGGTAATTATCCATCATCTAATATGTGAGGGAACTCGTGACGAGGATATGATGGATGCACTAGAACAAAAGGACCGGGCGCAGGAATACGTGTTGCAAAGTTTAAAAGCAAGAATCGATAAATACAGAAAGGATGATTAATATGGGTCAATTTATAATGGCAGGATTAATCGGATCTATCGTAGTAATAGTGTGTTACACGACTATTCAAGTTGTAGATAACATTGATAATCGAAAACACAAGACAGTATATGGGCTAACACTAGGTAGATTGTATGAGAGACCTAATAGACCCCCGCCACCACCTATTAAGTTATCAGCTAATGAAACCTTAAAACGTTTGGCAGCTGATGAAAGATTGAAGTATTTGGGAAAAGTTATAACAGCTAAATCTCCTAATTCTACAATTAAACAACATGATGATATCAATCATCCGAGCCACTATACGCAAGGCGATATCGAGGTCATCGATTACATCGAAGATAAGAAACTAGGATATAGATTAGGTAATGTTGTGAAGTATGTATCCCGAGCTGGGCATAAGGACGATGCAATTAAGGATTTGAAAAAAGCCAGTTGGTATCTAAATCGGGAAATTGCAAAGAGGGAACAGTATGACAAAAGTCGAGCGATTACTAATTAACAAAGGGCACTATCTAGATGACACGTATCATCTTGTCATGGATATAGTTAAGGTCGTAGATAATCTCAAAGATAACGTTGCCGAGAGATTAGATGACGACCTAAGTGATGATGCATATGCCATGTGTGAGGAGATGTTTACCGCTGTTGAGCAATGCAAAGCAGACATGGTAGAAGCCATCGAGGATATTGTCGAACATATGGAGGTAAAGGATGCAAAAGCGTAGGAGCAGGGCAGATGTGATTGTAGGTGCCATACAGTCAGATTTAAGTCTTGCCATCATACGAGCCCGTAATAGACAACTGAGGTCACCTATGTTAGATGATAGAATTCGTGAAAGCGGATACATTGACGGATTACTACGAGCACAGATGATTATCAGTAAATATGGAGACTATCGCATATGATGGCTAAAGAAGAACTGCAAGCTGTCCGCCATACTGAGCAGCGAATGCGTGCGTTAGAGATTCAGCTAGATGCAATTAACCGAGATTTACATTCAGAAGCTATACAGATATGTGAATCAGGAGATGCTATTCCACGAATCAGTAAGCATTTACAGGAATGTAGGGAAGAACTGAACAGAGAGTGGGATAAGCTGATTGATTCTCGAAACAAGATCAAGCATGTCATCAGTCAAATCGCTGACGGGCAATACAGGGATGTACTGAATCTCAGATACATTAATGCATTGCCATGGGAGCAGATAGCTGTCGAATTAGGGTATTCATGGCGACAAGTTCACAGACTTCACAAGAGAGCAATAGCTGAATTTGAAAAGATGGCATAGAATGGCACACTCTTAATTTAATATAATGTAAATGTAGTAGATAGCAGGCAGTGTCTGGCCCGCACAATATGTCTGCCTGCTGCACTGCCCCGGGGTAGACCTTACTTAGTTGAGGTCTACCCTTTTTCTTATTGAGTATCAATGATAATTCCTAATTGAGAAAATAAAAATTTGGAAAAGGTACTCCGCGGGCGAAAAATGACCGCTGGTCGCCCCCGCGCGATGGTCTTCTCTCTGTGAGAAAAATTTTCCTGTTGAATGTAGAAAGACGAATTTAGAAAGGAGTACACCTATGGCGGACACAAAACCGAGAGTGAAATTTGATGCTGCAGGCAATCTGCTCGTATCCAGCACTCAACTATGTGACCTCTTGCGGGTCACTCCGGAAATTATTTCTCGACATCATAAAGCAGGGATGCCTAAAGCCTCTGTAGGTTGGTGGAATCTCCGGGAAGTCCTCGTATATTTAGGGCAGGCAAAAGGCGATAACGCTAAAAGCAAATCCGCATCAACTCGTAAGTTAGAAGCCGAAGCAGATTATAAAGAAGCAAAGGCCGCGCGTGAAAAGAAAATGCTAGATGTGCTTAATGGCGAATATGTCCCTCGTGCCGATGTGGCACAGGCATGGGCTAACCGAGTATTGGAGATGAAGACATCGTTTACAAAATTAGGTAAGCGTATCGGAAGTGAGTTCACGGATCCCGAAGAACGTGCTCGTGTAGAAAAGGTGGTGAATGGCCTTGTCGAAGAATACCTCGAAAGCTACGCACGCGAAGGCGAGTACACGCCGAAAGTCAAAGCCACGGGAAAAGGTAAGTCAAAAGGTTGACTGGTTCCCTGAGGAATTAGAGGCATTCAAGCCACCTGAAAGATACACCGTTTCAGAATGGGCAGATAAGTACAGGGTACTGACTAATATATCTGCCGAACCTGGGCGCTGGCGTACCGCACGGACACCATATCTCAAGGAGCCTATGGACAAATTCACAGACCCTCTCATTGAAAGCATCTCGTTATGTTTCGGAGCGCAGATTGGTAAGACGGAAGCTGAGCTTAATATGATTGGATATGCGTTACACCAAACTGCATCACCAGTTATGATGGTTTACCCTACAGATACAATCGCGAAATTCGCTAGCGATAAACGTGTGCAGCCAATGATTAGGAGTGTAGAGCCGCTTGCCGATATGTATGACGAGGGCAGTAAGTTGCTGGAGTTAGACTTCGTTAATGGGAACTACATGGTGCTTGTTGGGGCGAACTCACCAAGCAGCTTATCAAGTCGGTCAATTAAGTACTTATTCTTCGATGAAATTGATAAGTATCCAGCTTTCTCTGGTAAGGAAGCGAATCCAATTAAGCTGGCTGAGGAACGTACCAAGACATTCGTTGATAAGAAGATTGTAAGAGTGTCAACTCCTACGATTGAAAGTGGCAATATTTGGCAGTCCTATATGGACGCAAATGAACGTAAGCAGTATTACGTGCCATGTCCGCATTGCGGGGTGTCGCAGACCCTCAAATTCAAACAGATAAAATGGCCGGAGGAACACCATGGCAATGCGGATATGATACGTGATACCGCATATTATGAGTGCGAACATTGTAAGCAACGTATTGATGATAAGTACAAGATGGATATGCTCCGGCAAGGTGAATGGCGTGCGGTGAATGAATCACAAGTCCGAGTTGTCCGGTCGGTTGCCTATCATATGTCATCCCTTTACTCTCCATGGGTTACCTTTGGCGATGTGGCATATGAGTTTGTTAAATCAAAGGATAAGCCAAGTGAGTTGATGAATTTTATCAACTCTGGATTAGCGGAGCCGTGGAAATCTGCGAAAACTAAAAGCACGCAGAACCTCGTGTTTACGCAATCGGAAGTTCCTCGAGGTGTTGTGCCTCAGCACGCACCATTACTCATTGCATCTGTTGACGTACAGCAGGATTATTTCTGGTGGGAAGTTAGAGCCTACGCTCATGGTGTATCAAGTTATTTAGTTGATTATGGCCAAGCAAGTAGTTGGGCAGACTTAACCGAGATACTCATTGATAGAGAATATCCATCAGAGTATGGCGAAGCCCGTAAGATTATGAGGGCTGGTATCGATAGTGGTTATCGAACAGACGAAGTATATCAGTACTGTGCACAGTACCCAGAAGTATGCGTGCCGGTTAAAGGTGATTCGTCGCACAGTCCTCTAGCTCCGCCATATAAGATGAGCAGCATCGAGAAGGGCGTCATCGGCGGTATGAAGCTGTACGTAGTAAATACCGATTACTGGAAAGACTTTATATTTGCACGTATGGTACGCCCAGCCAATGAGCCTGGCACAATCCATTTATTTAAGGATTGCCCTGAGGAATATTCGGAGCACCTCCGATCGGAGGAAAAGCAAGAAATCCGAAATGTGAAGACGGGGGCAGTTACAGTGCAATGGAAACCGCTAACCAGTCATCCAACGAATCACTTGTTGGATACGTGTGTATACAACGCCATGGTGGCGGACTCGGTAGGTGTTAAATATTTACCCGAATATAATCTGGATACCGATGAGGAGGACGAAGATACGGATGCTGAAGATTTTAATGCAGATAGTCGAGGTTGGTTTAGTTAAGAAGGAGGTGAGACCATGAGCGCAAGAGAAGACTTGGAGCGTATTCGAACGATAATCGAGGAAATTGAGACGAATGGATACGCTGAGATGTCTGTAGGTGGTAAGCGATTTAAGACGCACGACCTGCCGACATTATATGCCCGTGAACGTGAATTAATGTCTCGCGTTGATGATGAGGAAGGTAATAGCACGACATCCTACGTGTCATGGGAGCGACGATGAACATACTCGATAAGGTAATAGCATATTTCAATCCAGAACGAGCTGCCCGTAGAGCGTATTTCCGTAGTTCGCTTGAACGTGGATATGATGCGGCGTCAACAGACCGATTGAGTGGCGACTGGATGCCAGTATTTGGTACAGCTGAACAAGTAGCATCAGGCCAACGTGATTTGATCCGAGGTCGTGCACGTGCAGCAGAACTTAATAGTGACCTCGCTGAAAGTGTTGTATTGGCATTACTACGGAATGTAGTAGGTACGGGTATAAAACCGCAGTGCAAAATCAAGACCCGTGCAGGAAAGCTAAATGAAAGACTCAATAAGAAAATTGAGGAAGCCTGGTCAGATTGGGTGGATAAGGAGAATGCGGATATCCGAGGAATATCCACGTTCTACGAATTGCAAGAAATGGCTCTGCGCCGAATGGTCTATGATGGGGAAATCTTAGTCAATATGACCTCCGAAGGTACAGATATACCACTATCATTACAGCTTATCGAGGGCGAGAATATCGGAGCCGTATCGGTAAGCGAGAATGGCAATAGTATTGTTAATGGAGTGGAAGTTAATAAATACGGAAGACCAATAGCATATCACGTATTCCAAACAGACCCATTAGGAATACGGTCGTTTAACGAGGCAAGGCTACCAAGTAATAGGGCTTTTCTATTACATAAGCCTCGCAGACCTAGTGAACTGCGCGGGGTTAGTATGTTAGCCCTCGTATTAAAGCGTATTCACGACGTAGATGAATACATGGATGCCGACCTTATAGCGGCTCGTGTAGCCGCATGTTTCGGAGCGTTCGTAACAAGTAATACCGGAAACAACCCAATGATTGCCAACAAAACAGATGGTAAAGGTAAGAAAGTTCGTTCAATGGCACCAGGGATTATACAACATCTACGTGCAGGTGAATCAATTTCATTTGCGGAACCTAAGCGAAATGCAGGAACCGCATCAGAATACTCAGCGACACAAACAAGACGCATAGCGTCGGGCATGGGCCTAAGCGCGGACATAGTGACGCGCAACATTAGTGGTAACTTCTCCGCAGCTCGGCAGAATATGCTGGAGGACCAGCAATCATTCAAGCAGATGCAGCGTTTTATAATTGAGCATTTTTGTATGCCTGTATGGCGGGCTTTCATTGAAGCATGCTACCTAAAGGGAATTATTCCGGCCAATGACTATGCAGCAAACCCAAAACTTTATAAGAAAGTAGCGTGGTTAGCTCCAGGCTGGTCTTGGATTGACCCTGTTAAGGAAGTTAATGCTAACAAGGAAGCCATTAAGGCAGGACTCACAACGCTCGAGGACGTATGTAGTGCATCTGGTAAGGACTGGGAAGAAGTGCTTGAACAGCGGAAGCTGGAACAAGACCGTATTAAGGAATTGGGTGTTGCCCTTGATATGAATGGGGACATAACGAATCTAGCGGATGATACCACCACAGATATGAAAGGAGATGATAGCTAGTGGGGAAATTTGCAAAGAAGCAGCTCTTAGGTAAATATGCCCGAGAGGCGCAAATCACAAATATCGAAGCGAACGATGATCGTACCGTTGAATTGTCCTTCTCCTCTGAAGAGCCATATGAAAGATGGTTCGGAACAGAGATATTGTGTCATGACGACGGATGCATTAACCTAGACCGCTTTAATAATGGTTTGGGTGTAGCACTATTCAATCACGACCGTAGTGCCGTTATTGGCCATATTGATAAAGCGTGGATTGAAGGTAATCGAGGTAAAGCGATTGTCCGATTCGATGAAGATGATGAATCTGAAAAAATTTATCAAAAAGTGATAAAAGGCACGCTACAAGGCGTGAGTGTCGGGTATTCCATAAGCCGATACGAGGAATTAATTGATTCCGATTCTAAAAGTTCTAATGGCAGGTTTACAGGCCCAGCATACGTAATTACAGACTGGGAACCATTGGAAATTAGTATTGTGTCCGTCCCTGCAGATCCAAGTGTAGGGGTAGGCAGAAGTGTAGATGATAATGAGGAGGAACCTATGAAAGGTGATGCAAAAGCAAAAGGCACTGAGCAAAACGTGCCACAAGTAGTACCGGAAGTACCAGAGTCCGGAGTTAAAGGTTTTAATGCAGATGACGCTAAGAAGTTGATTGCGGCAGAACGTGAACGTGTATCCACAATCACAAGTTTATGCCGTGATTTCGATGTTGATGGCGTAGATGAATTTATCAAATCCGGCAAATCTGTTGACGAAGTTCGTGAGGCAGTAATGGATGCGTTGCGTGAACGCAATAAACCAGTATCCATTAAAGTCGGCGAAGCAGATTCTGATAAGTTCCGCATGGCTATGCAGGACGCTTTGATGATGTCTGCGGGCATCCCGGTCGCAAATCCTGCACCCGGTGCAAATGAACTCCGTTCTATGTCCTTGATGGAGTTAGCGCGCGAGTCCTTAGTTCGCGAAGGCTTAACCGCTAACTATGCCGACCGATTGGAATTGGCACGTGAAGCGATTAACTCCACATCCACATTCCCAATTGCTTTGTCTAACGTAGCAAATAAGTCCTTGGTACAAGGCTACGAAACTGCACCAGCTACATTCGATGCGTGGACCGGCAAAGGTAGTAACCGTGATTTCAAACCGGCAAAACGTATTCTACTTTCTGAAACAGCTGAATTGAAACTCGTTCCTGAAGGCGGACAATTCAAGGATTCTAAGTTGGAAGAAGCTGGTAACGATGTTCGTGTATTTACATACGGTCGTACGTTCAGCTTAACACGACAAGCTATCATTAATGATGATTTAGGCGTGTTCAAGGATATCGCTTCTAAATTCGGCCGTTCTGCAAAAGACACTATCAACAGCATGGTGTATGGGTTGTTAACAGGCAGCACTGTATTGAGTGATGGTAAAGCACTATTCAGCGCTGATAGAAATAACGTTGCAACCGCAGGCTCTGAATTAAGTGTCGCATCCTTATCTGCAGGTGTAGCAGCAATGCGACGTCAAAAGCACATTGGCGAAAATCGCAATTTGAATATCGCGCCTACGTATTTGATTATTCCGCCAGAACTCGAAGCATTGGCATATCAATTGGTTAAATCTACCGTAGATCCTGCTCGTAATAATGATACAGATAACCCATTCAGTGGTCGATTCACTATCGTCGTAGATGCAGCATTAACGGATCCACATGCTTGGTATTTAGCCGCACGTCCTACAGATGTTCAAACCATCGAAGTAACGTACTTAAATGGCGTTGAAACGCCTCGTTTAGAATCGCAAACAGGCTTCAAAGTTGATGGTATCGAGTACAAAGTCGCTATGGACTGCAACGCAACTGCGCTCGACTTCCGCGGCTTGTACAAGAACCCTGGTAAATAATTGGTAACTAATTAGGAGGTAAATAGATATGGCACAATTCATTCAAGAATTAGATCGTATTGATTTTAAAAATACAGCATCCGATATGATTGCCGTAGGGGACATTGTCCCTGTCGGCAAAATGCACGGTGTGGCAATAACTGATATTGCGCCTGGTGCAATCGGTGCAGTTAAGGTCACAGGATGTTTTAAGGTTGATGCGGTTGTGACAGACACATTCGCAGTAGGTGATGTCGTGTATTTTGATAAAACGCAAAAGCGTGCAACTAAAACAGACACAAATCCAGTATTGGGCATTGCCATTTCTGCAAAATCTGCAAGCGCTAAGACCGTTGATGTAGCTCTTTGGCCTAATGTAGAAAAGTAATGTAAGGGCGGGCATATGCCCGCCTACTCCATAGGAGGTAATACACTATGAAATTAGGGTATAAGCCTAATGCACTGCTTTCTGTATTTGGTGAACGAATTACCTACAAAGGCCAAGCTATCAAAGCTAGCGTGGAGATTGGCGAATATGATGGCAAAGGTTCCGGATTTGTCGATAAAGCATTAGCTGATAAAGCTCAGATTTGGGTGCGTGCTAAGGATGTTCCCGAACCTCGTCCAAAAGATGAGGTGTATATCAGTGGTGAGAAATGGTACGTTGATCACATTTCCAACTTTGACGGTACTATGTATTGCCTTGAAATCGTGCATAACGTAAGGGCGGTGAGACCGTAATGAGTAATGAACCTATTACGATTACAGACACAGCCACACCGTATCTGAATTTCATTGTAGAAACCAAACCCGACTGGATGCGTAAGGCATTAAAATCCACAGGTTGGATGATGCAAAAGGAAATTAAAGAAGGAATTAGATCAGGTGCACCAGGCGGACGTAAGTATCCTAACTTCATGGCACCGGCACGACGTGCTGCATTTGAGTCAGCATTTGGTGCGAAACTTCGGAAAGCTTATCAAAGCGGAGGACGGGCAGAACGGGAAGCCTGGGGCTCGAAATCGCGAAATGCCTTACTTGATATGGGCATTAGCGCCAGGACAATCGGATACAGTCCTCTAGGTAAGCTATCGAATGCAGTTGGATACCAATATGACAAGGGCAAACAATCCGTCCGAGTTGGGTGGTTATCCAATTCGGCAAAACGATTGGGTGAACGTATCGAGGAAGGATACACCAAGCAGATTACGGAGCCTATGCGTAAGAAGTTATTTGCTGCAGGTGTACCGTTACCGAAGGGAAAATCGATGTTCAAAATTCAGCCACGTCATACTTATGGCCCTATGAAGTTAGTGTTGCAACCTAAACTTAAACCTTATATCGAGGGTAAGATAGGCGACTACGCTATTTATGGTCCGGCTGCACAATCCGCATCTCGACGTAACTACAAGGTAAGGTGATTTGATGCAACAGACAATTCCGATGTCACGCATTGTCAATCGATGGGCTGAAGCTCTAGCGAACGACGAGGCGTTGACTAAATTTTGCAATGACAAATATGGAAAGCCGGCCCAAATGTATGTCGGCTACGACGATGTCGATGCTCCGCTTGAGGATGATTGCCCTTGCATCATATTACTACCGAGTAATAAGAACGAAGGGCTTGCTGATACCTACACATACTCTTTAATGGTCGTATGGGGTATTGTACGTCAAGGGGCGACTCGTGATAAGAATATTATTCGATATGATGGGACGCTAGAATCGGATAATCTCGGGCAGTTAATTATTGAATGCATTTGTAAGGTGAATCCGGCGTTCCCAGTAATCGACATTGACTATGAACTTGATAGCATGAATTGGCGCCCAGTATTCACTGGACGTTTAACAGCTACTATAGAAATCCCGCACGTGATTGGTGGGAACATTGAATATTAAAGGAGGAAATGCATATGGCAACAGCGAAACGCGCACAGGGCTCTCAGTCCCATGTGGCGATTGCGTTTGAGTCGGATTTTGGTACAACGCCATCCACTGGCGGTGTTATCACTCCGATTATTTCTAGCTCCGTAAAAGCTAGTCAAAATTTAAACGACTCCACAGTAATCCGTGGCGATCGTAATCCCGCAGCTCCATTCCGTGGCAACATCGACACGTCTGGTAGTTTAACCGTACCTGTTGGCGTAATCGACATCGGGTACTGGCTAAAAGCTGCATTTGGTCAACCGACTTCTAATACAACTGGCCAAGCGCCAAATAAGAAGTCTGAGCACGTGTTTAAAATCGGAAACACAATGCCGTCGTTAACTATTGAACAGGGTTATCCAGATGTTAACGTATTCCAACAATTCGCAGGCGTGCGAATCAGTAAATTAGGCTTTAAGTTCGGCGGTGATGCCGAATTAACTGCATCTGTGGATGTAATGGGCTGTAAGGAAACATTAGCGGCCACTACATTTGATGCTGCAGCTAAGGCGGTTAATTTCTTACCATTCCAAAATATTAACGCAACTATCAAAGAGGGTGGCGTTACTGTGGCCAATATCCTAAGTTGGGATATCAACTTTGATTTTGGCTTGGACGGCGACTCTTACGCTATCGGTGGTAAAGGCTTTAGAACATACATTGACCCCGGTATTGCGTCAATTTCCGGGACAATTAAGGCGTTCTTCCAAAATAAGGACCTTTTAAACAAAGCGGTTAATGGTACAGAATCTAGCTTGGAATTTCGACTTGAACAAGATGACTGGTCTCTTACATTCAAGTTGCCTGAACTCGTATATGAACGACAATCTCCAGGCATCGATGGCCCACGTGGCGTCAATATTGAATTGCCGTTTAAAGCGTACTACCGTGCAGATGCAGGTCGTTCCGCCGCCATCATTACATTAGTTAATAATCAAGAACAATACTAGGAGGTGCCAACATGGCATTTGAAGATATCAAAGTAAGAGGATTGACATTCGCTGAACGTGGCGAATTAATTAAATCCGGGATAGACCCATTGTATACGCCGGTTCCTGAAGAAGCACCGGACACAGAACGATTATTGCGTTCTCGTGAACTTGCACAGTGGATTATGAAGAACATCTACGGCTTGACCGATGATGAAATCAACGCAGCTCCTGACAATGATCTTATGGAAGTTGCGCTTGACACTATGCGATTTACGCACGAAAAAAAGGCTGAACTCGAAAAAAACTAATTGATGCGTGGAGTTGGCTCAACTCCGACAAACCAAAATACTGCTCCGATTGTATCAAGATGCAACGTGAGACTAAACAGCATTTTGACTGTTCGGAGTGTGAGTTTAATTCCCCGCAGCAACTAGATGGAACGAGACAAGCCATGCGAGTATACAACGCTAGCCGGATGCAGCGACGATGGCATTCAGGCGGTATTGCAGGATTCGATATGCCAGCGGTATTAGAAATGGCGAAGGCTTACGGCATTGAGCCACTACCGCACCTTATCGATCTACTCGTATTATTAGAAGCCAAAGAATTGGAGGTGGCGCACAAGAATGGCCAATAATTTAATTGATATTGTCGTTCAGCTGACCGATAAGAATACGGAAGCCGGACTCAAGAAAATTACTGCAAGTGCCGAAGGCGCCAAATCCGCCCTTGGCAAAATGAAGAATGACCTTATGGCGATAGGTGCCGGTGTTGGTGTAGTAGGCATCGGTGCCAAATTGGCCAAGGAGGCTATCCAATGGGACGTAGCCGTTAAGAAGTTATCAGGAATTACCGGTGCTACGGCAAAAGAAACCAGTGAGCTATTAGCAGTGGCCAACTATATGGGCATTGCTATGGAGGATAGTGCTGGTGCATTTGCTAAGTTTTCAAAAAATGTCGGAGCGGCTAAAGAGAAAATGGAAGTCGCTCGGGCAGAGGGAAAACTCGGTACTGATATATTTAGTAAATTAGGCTACACGCTTGAACAGATTCAAGGTAAGAATACCGTTGAAGTGTTTAAGATGATACAGGAACGTCTAAGAGGCATGAAGGACGGGGCTGAAAAGACTCGTGTCGAAATGGAACTCTTTGGACGTACTGGGTATCAGATGCACGCCATGCTAAACATGTCTGCTGAACAGATGGACAAAGTGGCTGAACGTGCCAAAGCAATGGGGCTTATCATCGACGACGAGACTGCAGCTAAATCGGCAAAGCTAAATCGGGAGTTAAAAGATTTAGAAAACACCGGAAAACGCCTCGCAGTATCCATCGGCCATGAGTTAGTTCCGGTGTTTAATGACTACGCAAAGGGTGTGCTAGATGTAGCTAAGGAATTTGAGTCAATGACCGCTGAGCAAAAGGAAGCTATCGGCGGAATTGTTAAATTCGGTGCTGAAGCCAGTGCAGTGATCATAGTCATGAGGTCGCTAACCAGTGCACTCGGATTTATGCGATTGGCCACACTTGCTGCAGCTGGCCCTTGGGTAACATTAGCTACGGTAATTGGACTTGCTGGGAAAGCATTACTCGATTTTCGCTACAACGAAAAAACATCCGGCTCTTATATGGGTGTAGATGTTGACGGGAAGCGTATTCACAAGAATACGAACTCAACAACAGGCCTGTCTGACAAGTTTAGGGAATCACACGATACTCGATATTGGATTGAGGATAGCGCGTGGCTGGGGCTTGTAAAAAATGACCGCTTAGCTACAAAAGAAGAAGGCGCTAGAATCGATGCGGCTTTGAAGCAAAAAGAAGAGGCGGATGCTGCAAAAGCGAAACTTGATGAGGAACTCGCAAAAGCAAAAGAGGACCTTGCTAATGGCGGATTAACGAATACTGAAGCTATCAATAAAGCGAATGAGGAAGCAGCAAAAGCAGCTAAAGCCCAAGAACAGGCTGCAAAGAAAGCACAGCAAGCAGCCGAGAAGTTAGCAAGCGCCGTAGAGCGTATGTCTGAACTATATCGGTCTCTTACTTTGCAGAGCTTACAAATTGACGGCAGTCAATACGAAATCGATAAGTTAACTGCTAAGAATCAGTATGAGTCAAATGAAAAAAATATTCGTGATATTATCCGTTCCGTTTCAAGCTTGAATAGCGGTGCTACAGGACAAGCTGCGGGTGTACTAGAAGCAGCTAATGAGCAACTCGGTAAGGCGTACAAGTTAGGAGCAGATGGTACCTGGGCCACGGATTGCGGCAAGCTATTTTCTGATGCAGTTAAACAGTCACTCGGGGCGGACGTACCTCGTCGAGTCGACAAGCTATGGGAAGCTGCTGCTGCTGTAGGGGCTTGGCACCCAGAAGGTGACGGATATATTCCTAAAGCTGGCGATGGTGTGGTTGTACTTGGTGATAATCACATTGTTATTAGTGACGGGAACGGAGGCTATACTGGTGCTAATACAAACGGAGTGGTCGCTAAGCCATCTGTTACCGCAGATTTTGGACAAATCACTGGATATATTGACACAGCTAAGTATGCAGGCGCTGCATCAAGCGCCACTGCTGATTCTGTCGGCAGTGCAGAAAATGCTAAGAAATTAGCTGAGTCTGACCTAACTGCTTCCGTTCGTGCTAAGAATGAAGAGTTGTATCAAAAGCGATTAGCTGAGGCACAACGAAATCAGGCTATCCGTGTTCGTAAGATGAACGAGGATATCAAGAAACTCGATCTCGAACGCACAGGCGACCGCTTGCAATTACTCAAAGCTGAAGCCGAAGCACAAAAGGCGCAGATTGACGATAACGTTCGTGAGTATACAAAGGCAGTAGGGGATAAGGAACTCGCTGAGAAGAAAGCTCAAGCAGAACGCCTAAAATTGGCTTCTGATACTGAGCAGAAAATCAGAGAGTTGGCATACACGCAAACAAGTGAAACCGTTGACCACTTAACTAATATGGTTACTCTCGGTCGTTTATCTCGCAGTGATGCGGACGCACTACTTGCTGAAGAGTTGAAGACCTATATTGACTATGCACGTAGTGAAGTCAATGAGGCCCAGTTAACAGCTACGCAAAGACTGCAAATTGAAAAGAACCTATTAGAGTCTCAACAGAAGTTATGGGAACTTGCAGGTCGTAGTTTGAAAACAAGCTTACAAGAAGCGGCTCGGCAATATAAGCAAGAGACTACCAATTATGCTGACTTAGCGAAATCTACTTTTGATAGTACGATGAGTTCTATTAATTCTGCGTGGACAAATAATCTCGAAGCTATGGCAACAGGAACGAAGTCATTCAGTAAAGGCATTAAGGACATATTCAAGGATATGACAAATGCCATTATTAAGATGATGATTCAGTTAACGTTCCAACAATACATCATGCCTAAGTTGCAAGGATTATTTGGTGGTGCAGTAAGTGGTATTGGCTCACTAGGTGCTGCAAAAGGGACATCATCCTTTGCTGGTGGAGGCTCGTTTAGTTCTGCATTTACAGGAAATCGATTCGCTGCCGGAGGAAAAACGAATCCAGGGCTTATGTTGGTTGGTGAAAACGGACCGGAACTATTGCAGTCCTCCGGATCACATCGCATTTATACGGCAAGTGAAACCCGTAGATTAATGGGTGGCGGAGCTACAAGCAACAACGTAGTTGTTAATATCGTTAATCAGTCTGGCCAAGAGCTCGAAAGCAAGCAACAGAACTCTCGATTCGATGGTGAGAATTATGTTATCGATGTAGTAGTTCGTGCTATGGAATCAAACAAAGGAGGTATGCGTGACGCCATCAAGGCATCCGCAGTATAACTATGGCAGTATTTCCAGATATTCGATGGCCGATATATCCAATTCAGGAGACTACTCCAGATATTTCGTATAAAGGCCAAGTTGAAAACATGACGCTAATCACCAGGAAGAAGACGACAAAGACCCGGCGGACATATTCCGTAGGGTACAAGTTGCCAACAGCTGATTACTATAAACTTCGGTCATTCTTCGATGAAGTCAACTGCTCCGGTATATTCGATTGGGTTCATCCAGAAACACGCGAAACACTAAAAGTGCGATTTGCTGATCAGTTAGACTTTGCGGCGAATGACTACGGAGTGTGGATGGGAACCGTGAAATTACAGGAGGTATAACATGTTACCGCTCTCAACGGCATCGATTTTAGAGAAAAACCAAATATCGGCCACCGGTGTGTGGTTAATGCTGTTAGAAATATCCTATAAAGGGGATACGATTCGATTGGTATACAATACGGAGAATATCCAATTTGAAGGCAATACCTATATCGCATTTCCGTTTACCATTCAAGATGTTACAGAGAATGCGACGGATTTACCTAATATCAAATTATCTGTATCTAACGTGACTCGGACAATCCAGCGTATGGCAGAGTCTAATAATGGATTCACTGGAGCCAATGTCATCATTCGTGTAGTGAATACGAATATACCTGATGTGTGCGAGCAAGAGGAGCATTTCGTAATTACGGGAACTCATGCAAACGCAGAATGGATGGAGTTTACACTGGGTACTGACTTTAGCTTTACTCGACGATTCCCGTTAATCCGCGTGATGAAGGATTTCTGCCCGTTTAAATTTAAAGGGGTTCAATGCGGATATAAAGGGCGCGAAACTCAATGCAATAAAACCCTAGCACGATGTCGTGAATTGGGGAACAGTACACGATTTGGCGGAGAACCTACTATCCCGCAAGGAGGACTGTATGCATCCAATAAGTGACTTGACTGATATGATAGGTACCCCATTCTCGGAAATGAAATGCTGGGATGTAGTTGTTGAGGTATATCGGCGTAGTGGAATATCACTACCCGAATATACCCAAATCCAAATGGATGAATGGCGCGAGGTTCGTGAGCCAATGCCAGGGAGTGTTTTGGTGTTTGCTCTATATGGTAAAAATCTCGATCATGTAGGGGTTTATCTTGGCGAAGGTAAATTTATACATGCTACTGAACACAGTGGCACCTGTATAGAGCATATATCAAAATACGTGCCTCGATTGAAGCACATTTATGAAAGGAAGGAGTAGCAGATGGTTAATGTAATCATTGTAAATAATCCGTTCAAGCCAGAGCAACGGGATACAAAATACTTGCCATTTAAACAGGGCAAGTCTATCAGCTATTACTTCAGTGCACCTGGTGAATGGGCGTATTCAGTAAATGGACATGAGGCGACGCCGGATACAGTTGTGAACGATGAAGACTACATCGTAATAATGCCCCGAGTTGAGGGTAAGTTCTTTGGTGTTCTTCTATCAATAGGGATGGCTGTATTTACCGGTGGCATTGCTTCGGGTGCTATCTTTGGTATCCAAAGCTTAATTTGGCGGTCAGTAATTGCTATGGCGGTAGGGATGATAGGTAATGCTATTGTCTCAAAGCTAACTGCTCCTAAGGTTGACCGTTCGAATTCCGAACAGTCAAATACATATGGCTGGGGAGGTACTGAAACTGTTACTGGGCAAGGCTACCCTTTAGCCGTAACATATGGCCGAATGAAAAGTGCTGGGTTATTATTATCCCGCCATGTAATTAGTGATGGTGAAAAGCAATATCTTAATCTTTTATACTGTGCGGGTGAGGGCGAATTATCAAAAATAGAAGATATTCGTATTAATGCTAACCCAATCAGTAATTATAAAGATGTGCAGGTGGATATCAGAAAGGGTACAAATGACCAAACAGTTATCCCAAATTTCAATGATAACTTTGCGGATCAATCCCTAAACTATGAATTGACTGAATCATGGAATACACAACAGGTACAAGGCGATGCGTGTGACGCGATAGAGTTAACTGTTGGATTTCCAAACGGATTATATTATTCAAATGATAGCGGCGGCGCTGACCGTACGTCTGTCACGTTGAAAGCAGAAATTCGTAAGGTAGGGGATGAGTCCTGGCAGGCATTACCTTTAGCAAATCAAAAGGGTATGGCCGGCCATATTAAGCGTCGTGATGCATGGAACTTTATTAAGTCAGATAATAGCGTGACAAATACAGCTGATTACGCAGGACGAATTGAAGAGGCGACAAATAATGCGTTTTATCGTGTATTTCGCTTTGACAATCTCGAAAAGGCGCGTTATGAAATCCGTATGCGATGCAGTGCGAAAGATGGGAAAAGCCTGCGCCATGTCAATAAGGTCTACTGGGTGCAGCTAACCCAAATTATTTATGACGATTTCGTGCATCCGGGGAAAGCCCTCATTGGAATTAAGGCTTTGGCTACATCTCAGCTAAGCGGCACCGATCCAAAAGTGACATGGATTCAAGAGCGTTCAGAGGTGTATGTGTTCAATCCGTATATCAATAAGTACGAAGCACAACCAGCTGATAATCCGGCTTGGGCTGCTTATGATTTAATCCACATCTGCCGTAAGATTGGCGGTGAATATATTGTATTCGGACAGCCCCATATGCGCCTTGACTATAACGCATTTAAGGCATGGGCAGATAAGTGCAAAACAAATGGGTTTACATTCAACTATATATACGACACCGCTATGCGATTATGGGATGCGTTAAAGTATCCAGAAGCAGTAGGTCGAGGGAAAGTAATTCCTGTAGGAACTAGGTTCACATGCGTTAGCGATTATCAATCTACACCGGTACAGTTGTTTACTGTAGCCAATATAAAACACGGCAGCTTTACTGAAGAGTTTCAAGGTGTGGAGGCTAGGGCTAACTCTGTTGAAATATCGTTTCTTAACAAGGATAAGGATTATGAGCGAGACGTCATTCCAGTATATGGTGACACTTACGACGAGTCGGACACACTAACAAATCCGGCACAAGTTGAACTCATGGGGTGTACTAGCCTTGAGCAAGCATATAAACACGGTAAGCATTTCTTGCGATGCAATAAATATGAAATACGTACTGTTACAATAGAGGCGTTTACAGATGCCATAGCGTGCACGGTAGGAGATATTATTCTAATTCAGCACGACATACCTGAATGGGGCGAGGGCGGTCGTGTGGTTGCGGCAAGTGGCCAGACGATTACGCTCGACAAGGAAGTGTCGGTACAACCAGGGAAGAATTATCAGTTGCTGATTCGTAGCAACGCTACGGATATCGTCTCTACGTTTAACGTAGTAAATGTATCGGGTCTCAATGTGATTGTTAAAGAGGCTATACCAGTGCAGCCTGATGCGGTATATGCATTCGGAGAGGTCTCTAAATCGGCTAAGCCATTTCGTGTGTTGGCTATTACAAAGACACTATCAGAAATGACTCGTAAGATCCAATGCATGGAATATTATCCAGAACTCTATGTATCAGATGATGGTACAGTGCCAAGTATTGACTATACGAATCACAGTTCGTCTGATATTCAAGCAGTGGGATTAGTTAGCGATGTATATGGTGCTAACGGAATCATGTACTCACGCATAGGTGTAACATGGCAGTTACCTCGCGACGGAAAAATCTCAAACGTAGTTGTGAATTACCGAAACGTAAAAAGCGATACGTGGACATATATTGGAAACTACCCAGCATCCACAAACGCTACCACGATATCTGATGTGCTACTAGGTGCGACCTATGAGGTGCGAGTGCAGGCTATTAATGAGTTAGGACAGTTAACTACTGGCGTAACAAAATCTATAACCATACCTAAGATGCAAACGCCAGAGGATGTTCAGAATTTACACGTTATAAGTCGGTACAATCAAACGGCTGATAAAAGTGTTTACTACGACTTACAAGTGCTATTTGACCCGCCTAGTAATCCTGCCAACTTCGATGTGGCGGAGGTTTGGTATCTCTTAAAATCGAAAAGTGGAAAACCTGTAACGGGGCAAGAATGGCAGTATGCTGGCAGTAGTAATAGTCAGGTTATTATCAAATCGCTAGGTCCTGGTGAGGAGTATCGAATCAAAGCAATCTCGGTTGACCGATTTGGAAACAGGTCAGAAACAGCCCAAATGGTTGATGTGATAGTCAAACCGATGGACGCGATACCTGATATGCCTAGCAATTTCGGTATTGTGTTCGGTAGAAATGCCACCGCATCATGGGATGAGGTGCTGAATGCTGACGTCGACTATTACGAATTACGTACCGATAATAATCCTGGTAAAGATACGAATGCTTTATTGGCAAGAGTTAAAGGTACATCTGCTGTACTTACCCTATCTAAACGAGCGGATACTGTTTACTTATATGCTCGCAGCACGTTGGGCAAATACTCGACTGCAGCAACATATGAATATAACGTTCCGCAGTTGGCCGCGCCTGAGCTTGTAGTAAAAAGCCAGTTAGGAGGATTTAATCTTTACTTCTCAACTAAGCCCGCACAAGCATATGCAATCAGATGCCATGTGATCGGAGATGAACGTACTGATGACTTTGAAACTACCAGCACCATGCTGACATATTCGAACTCAGCCGGAATATACCGGATACGTTGCTCGTTTGTGGATGTGTTCGGAGATGGACTCGTTAACGAGAAGCAAGTTGTGATTAAGACACAAATTGATGCGAGCTTGTTAGACCTTGAATCTCTCGGGCTGAATAAAGTTGATGAGCGAATTAAGGAGCTTGATAAGAAATTCAATACGAATTCTGAAGAGACCACTAGAAGAATTACGAATTTGGCGTCACATATGGAATCTCGCATTACTGAATTAGCTGGAAGCATCGATTTACAAGTTAAAAAAAGTATTGGTGAGATTGATGGTGGCGAGTTGGTATCTCGCATTAACCTCAGTCAGTCCGGGGTATACATTGCGGGGAAATTGATTCACATCACTGGAGCGACTAAGTTCGATGATAACGTCATTGTTAATAAGATGATTCAGGCCAACGCGGTTACTGCCGACAAATTACATGTTGAAAATTTAGCGGCGGTGTCCAGTACAATCGGGTTACTTCGTTCGAGAGAAACCGGTGCTCGTGTTGAGATTCAAGATAACCTTATTACAGGTTTTGATGATGATAACAACCCGCGGATTAAACTTGGATGCTGGTAGGAGGTATTATGGAACCGCATGTATTAGCTTATGATGCTAACGGCAATATCATACTAAATCTCAAGGAAAGGCTCACACGTATTGAGGGGCGGATGTATGTATCTGATATCCCTAATCGACGTCAACAAATTACTGTGAATGGATTGCAGCCTGGGCAACATGTCTGGGCTGCAGCCATGGGACAGTACTTAGTGGCAGAGGTTAGGGGCAATATCATAACATATTATTTTGCAGTGTCCCAGGATGAATATAATATCAATCGTCAATTTAAGGATCTTACGTATGAAGGGTGGCTGGCGTATGGAATTTATTAACATCCAGAATAAAGAAGGTGTCACGATTATAAACGATACCTATGACAATCTAGTATATCTTAGTTTCCCTAAACAAAAAGATGCAGTTCTCTACACCGGGGCGATGAGGGGGATAACGCCAACGGTTCAAATCCCGCTCAAACCTGTAGCTTACGCACCTATGCTGGTGCCTACAAGTAAATACCAATACGGATATATTGCGGGGGAGGCTAATGTAATCCAGGTCTTTTATGCCACTAATTACGCATATCATGGTGACGCACCTCTTATAGCAGTATCAGTTCCACAAGAATATGAATTCGCAGCTCAGTGGGTCCATAAACGTCGTGAGCGATTAATGGTGCTGGTAGTGGATGTAATTAAGCCAGGCGAAAAGGTAACGCAAGCAATGGTTGATGAAGTAAAAGCTGGCATCAAGTTCTACTGCTTCGGTTATTTCGAGGATGTTACGGCTAATGCAGACACGCCTCGTATTCGATTTGTTGATAAGGTAGGAAGTAGTAAGCCTAATACGGCATTGCAAGTTCTTGGTCGTCACAAATATTATAAAGCGTCTTGGGCAACAGATTACAATCTGCAGAACGATGTGATATATGATAGCCGCATCAGGTACCTACGTGTAATTGATCACTATGCACACGATTGGTATAACCAGTTATCAAACTACGTTCCGGATACTTTTACAAATATGGCCCGTGACCCAAAGTCATATGGCGTCAAGGTTGCAATTATACCCATGTCCGTAATCGATGTATCCGTTTGGGGGCCAAATATCAATAATGGAGATAAAAAGTCACACACGGGGCGAGTGTGGCAAACGTTCAGATTTCATGATGAGAGTACTGTATCGCTGAAATCGTATCAGTTCATTGATTGGAATACAGTCACCACGTATCCTGTAGGTTGCTCGGGTAAAACCACATCTCAGTATTTGGTGGTCGATGTGACCGGGTACGATAAACAAGGTACGATTCCATTCAATTAAGGGAGATGATAAGTAATGAATGTAAAGGATATAGACCTCAACATTGGCGAGGATTTCGGGATAGTTTATGCAGTCCAAGATGACAATGTGGATTTGACAGGGTTCAAGTCAGTATTCGCCATACGAAAGCGAGCAAGCGGTCCGCTTGTTATTAAAGTGCAAGGGGTAGCATCTGGGAAGATTGCGACATTCAATATTTCCGGAAAGGATACCTTAGAAATTAAGTCCTTTGGTGAGCATGTGTATGATGCTTTTGCATATAAGGAATCGGAGCCTAGCCGATATTACAAACTGGGCATGGGGGTAGTCAACATAATTCAGGATGTGGCCATGCATGATTAGAGGAGGAATGTATTATGCAAAACAAAACGTTACCAGTAAGACTTGAAGGTCCGATTAAAGTAGAGGCGGAAGTAAAAGCAACCATGGTAGGCGATAATGGAAAAAGTGCTTATGAAATCGCTTTAGCACACGGATTCGTAGGAACCGAGGACGATTGGTTGGAATCCTTAAAAGCGAAGCTGCCTAACTTATCAGGAGTTATGTCAGCACTTCAAGGTAAAAACATTCTTATTAATAGTGGTACCCTTGAAGCGATATTAACTGCTATTGTCCATGCATTGACTGAGCAACCTTATGCGCCACTTACATTTAACGAACCAAGAAAAGGTGATACGGAAATTCGAGTATCTGGGCAAGATGGCTTTAAAGTTCGAGTACGTGGGGAGGCAGAATCCGTTGAAATCCAATCCGGGAGTGCTACTATTAGAATTCAGCCTTACGGTGCAGATGATATATATCTTGAGTATCTTAACTTAATTGAGCATGTCGTTGATACTGTTAAAATCAAAGGTCTTGTTGAATTTAATCCAGAAACGGCTACAGTGATTTTACCTAAACAATTCTATGGCCGTAGTGATTTGGAGGGCGAACTCACCTGTCCGAACGTTGTTAAAGTTGGTGCATTTGCATTCACCGGAACCGATCACAACATCATTAATTTACCTAAGGCCACTGATATTGATAGGGATGCTTTCGCTAACAGTTCTCTTGCGGTAATCAATATCCCTGCATTTGTATGGGCGGGTGATAATCTTGATTTAAAATCTTATGATCTCATTAGGGTTAATAAAATGACTGTTAGTGAGGAATCTCACCCACCGAGAGAAGTCATGATGCAGAAAATTTCATTGGAGGTCTACAATCCAGATCACACCAAGAAATGGAACCTTTACAGTGAAAAATGGGAGAAAACGGAGGCCTAAATGGACGAAATTAGATTATTGCTAATGGACTTCGGCATCCCTGCCTACTTCGCGGACATTGGATTCTGGGTAACCCTGTTAGGGGTTATCTGGGCCGCCCTTAGGGGTTCGTTTCGTGCAATGGTGTGGTTCTTAGAACATACCTCGCTAGTTGCGGTTAAGCAAGAATTAGATGATCATTTGGCTCGACGCATGGATAAGCAACGCAAGGATTATGATGATAAGTTATCCGAGGCTATCAACAGTATCGCTGACTTAACAAAAAGTAATCAGGAAATACTAAAGCAATTGGTCAAGCTGGAAGAACGAGATGCTGCGAAGTTTCACAGGCTTAATAACCTAGAAACCACAGTTCAGAGTCTGAGTACTGAACTGATGCATATCCAAGTTCTAAACAATATGCCAATAGGAAGAAGTATCACACTCAGCACGGATGATATAGGAGGCGATTAGTGATGAAATATCAAATCATGAATCGTCTGAAATCCGCATATAGTGCTATTCGTGTTGCTAACATCCATCCTACGGGGGTGCTGGCAACACGAGCACTCGTGTTAATTATGATAATCCCAATCCTTGTTGTGGTAGGGCTTTTTGTTATAGCTACGGCATACGGGTTTGTGTCAGATGATACTAGCAAACTTATATCAGTTGGGATAAACATTATAGATCATATCTTTATTCCATCTGTGCTAACCGCACTGGTTGGATTCCTTGCATTATGGATTGATAAGGATGGAAACGGTGTTCCAGATAAGCTAGAGGAACCTCCTAAAATACCGATTAATACCGTAGTAAACGAAAGGAGTGATTATAATGCACCTCGTTAGTCTTACAGATTTAAACGATTATTGCCGTAGAGCTTTAGGTCAGATTAGTAAAATCTATTTGCATTGGACGGCAGGTAGATACAATCAACAATTTGATGACTACCACATTAACATCGATAGGGATGGCAACATTTACATTGATGGCGAATTAACAGACCACAAGAATCATACGTATATGCGCAATGGTTCTGCAGTAGGTATCGCTTTAGACTGCGCCTATGGAGCTCAATGGACCGATAATCTTGGCGAATACGCACCTACGGATGCACAGATTGAAACATTAGCACAAGTCGTGGCGCTATTGTGCGTTGACCTCGGCATTCCATGCGATATTAACCACGTCATGACGCATGCCGAGGCTGCCGATAATATGGACGGTGAATATGCACACGAACCGTATGGGCCTACTACAACATGTGAACGATGGGACTTATGGGCATTACATGAGGGCGATACTCCTGGTTCCGGCGGTGATGTAATTCGTGGTAAAGCTAAATATTATGCCCAACAATGGGGAAGTAATATATAGGGGGTATATATGTATGAGAAATTTAAAACTATATTTTTTGCCCATCGGGGCTATTGCATTACTATTGTGGTGCTTATGGTTTGCATCATCTGTGCATGGTTCTACTCCTACAGAACCAGTAACATTGACACCACAGGAATACGCAACGCTGAAAACGAACTTCGACACGCTAGAGAGTACAATAGACAGTCAATTGACTACAATCAACGAGCTAGAAATGCAGTTGAAAGTAGCCAAACTCTCAACGAGCGAACAGAAACAAGAATTAATAGAAGCGTTGAACTTAATCAACGAACAAAAAACGCAATTGACACAAGCACGGAACTTACTGCAAAAGCAAGAACAGATGCTGAACGAGCAAAAGCTATCATTAGCGAAAGCAGAAATATACTTAGAGCAGCAGAAGAACGAAATCAAAAAAGCGAAGATGCAACAACGAAATAGTAAATTACTTAATATCTTATTGGGTGGTGCTGTTGTATACCTAGCAGCCAAGAATTGAGGTGATCCATACATCTCCTGAGCATGAGCAGGTGGACTCATGGATTGGTTGTAATTACACATATAAGGCCTATCACAACACAGTTAAATGTGAATTTGTGATAGGCCTTATTTTTTTGAAAATTTATAAAAAAGTACTTGCGTTTACATCGAATTAGATGTATAATAAAATCAAAGATAAGGGGTAGCTAATAAAAGGAGAAAGCATCATGAAAAAGTTACATCACATCATATTTGCAGAATTAAAAGAAACAACAAGAAATAAGCTAGCTGGTCAATTATGGGAAGCTTGTAAAAACAAAGCTGAACACGATTACCCTTCAAATATGATTGGGTATATTAATCAAGCTAACTTTGACTATGAATATTATAAAAAACAGTGCTCGTTGCACTCCATACTAACATTCGTTAGAGAATGGGGGCAGGCATGAAATTTGAAGATGTAATGTCTGCTGCTGAAGCAGCAGAGCGTTGGGGCATAAGCCCTGTTACCGTAAAACAGGCGTGCTCTGGTCAACGGAATACGCCGCCTAGATTCACATCAGATGAATGCAGGAAATCGAAGGGCACCTGGCTAGTATCTAGACAAGGAATGGAACGATTATATGGGGAGGAACCTAAAATGTTAAAAATCTATAGTTTAAATGCGTTAAAACCTTGGTTCATGGGAACCGCAGAAACATATAAGGAAGCATGGGAAATGATATATGAACGAGAAATGCATCAATCTCCATGTATCGGCAAATGGGACAAGGGTCAATGGGACGAATGTGATATGGCTGAAGAATTTCCAGATTTCAAATGGCCTGAAGGCGTGGATTACGTATGGACTGCTGACTGGATAGCTGAAGTTATTCTCGATCCGAAGGAATACAACGAGGAAGGCGTAAGAGGCCTTATCGACGATTTGATGCTATCTTATAAAATTGAAGAAATAGCGGATTAAGCTCGATATAATTCGTTTAAAATTAAAACGGTTGCTCAACTGTTGCTCAACTTTTAGAAGTTGAGTATGTGGATATGTTAATAAAATAGAGGGTTTATATAATTTTATGGATATGTTATATAAACAAGTTAAGTAGTGAGGTATGTATGAATCAATATATAAAAT